CGACAGCAAAGAATGGGTCACACCAGGGATGCGAATCGACAAGCTTGAAGACTTGTCGGATAATCACACCAGCATTGACATGATTGGCTTGGAAGCTGTGTTCGTCGGGCCGAACAAGCTCGGTTCGATCCGCGCTGCGATGGCGCTTGGTCAGGTTGAGAGTATCTGTGATTACTTGTGGCCTGATGCTGAGCAGAAGATCCTTGTTGCTACGCAGTGGCGAGCGGCGTGTGGCATTGCCCAAGGTGGCAAGCAGGGCGTAATGGATTGGTCTGTTGGGGCGTGCCATGATAATGGTTTGCATCCGCCCGAGAACCAAGACGCTGCTGATGCTACGGCGATTGCATGGGCAACGATGGTACGCGATGATGGATGAGCACTGGCTAGACCGCGCTATCGAGGATAAGCTTGGCGAGGTCATTGACCGGTATCGTGCGCAAGGTAAGCCTGTCAATAATGTTGGTGCGCTCAGGACTCGTGTTGCTGCTGACATCAACGGGTTGCGTGGTAGTGCAGCATGGGCTGCGCTGAAGCAAAAGTATGATCCCGCACCACAAGTCCGTGTTGGTTATTGCACCGCTTGTAGCAAACCATTCCAGCGAGGCGCTGTCAGCGCATGGCTAGAAGACAAGAAGGGCTGGGAGTTCTGCTCGAAAGAATGCTTGGACAACAAGGACAAGCACCCGATCAGTTGGGAAGAGTTCAAGACAAAGGTGCGAGACAAGGGCAGCGTAAGCACCGAGCGCCTAGACCCGCACGGAAACCCGATTCCGGGGGATCAGATTGTGATTACGTGGGACGAAATCAAGAATGTGGGAAAGCCTATTCCCGAGTTGCCGACGACGGGTGTTGCTGCTGTTGCTGCTGATGATGAGATTGTGTGGGAGGATTAGTTATGAGTGAGCATCTCGTTGAGTTTCCGGTTGGCAAGCCGTGTGTGGTTGAGCGCTACTTGCCTGTCATGTTGTGCCGAGATCATGCGGACAAGGTTCCAAACATAATTGTTGGTGACATTGCGGCTTGGATTGAGGAGACTGGGATACCTGAAGGGGCGGAGCAGTTGGACATAATGATTAGGGTGCAGTACGTGAAGATCGTGTAGCATTTGTCACAAAGGAGATGTGATGTTGGACTTGATTCCGTACGTGATCCTTGCTTTACTCATACTGTTCCTCACAACTAAAGCTGGAGGTAAGACATGAATACCTTGATGGACACACGCACACTGCACCCGTCCGCGTTGTATCGGACGATGTGGCGCAGCGCAATGCACGCGCTTGGTAATGCTGAAGCAGCAGACCAGGTAATGAGCAGCATCGTGGACGCACACCCACACCTTGCCGAAGTGTGGGAAGCAAACACGTGTCGCGCGTGTAAGGCAATCTTGTCGCAACTCGACAAAGCAGAAGACTCTCCGTACTGCGAGTGTTGCCGGATGGATGTTGATCCGCCCGAGTATTATGATCGCAACGTGAAGATGTACGGGGGCGAATAGTAGTGTTGAAGAAGTCGATTGGTAGGGCTAAGATGGCTGCGGCTATGCAGCGTAGGCTTGACCGTGCAACGGCGAAGGCGGAGCGGAAGGCATTGCGTAAGAAGGGGACTTGACGCGCGTGGCTTTGTGTGTGTAGGATGGGCAGACCCTAGACCTGAGGAGGTCAAACTAATGAGTAAGATGGGCGAGAAGTTCACAGAGCAGCAAGCCAAAGAGTACGAGGATCGAGGAGCGAACCGATCCGACGAGCTGGCCGACCTGCTCACCATTACGGAGATGACGGACATCATCGGCGCGCTTTCGTACGCTTGCAACAGTGTGCATTTCCGCACTGATGGAATGTTCGCAATCCGTAGTGTGATGTGGGAAGCGCGAGCTATTGCCGAGCGTAACGAGTACGCTGGTGATTACGATTATCCGGAGGACGCATCGTGAATACCGTTGCCGATGGCCTAAATAATGTTCATTGCATTTTTCAGGAGTTGGAAAACATGGGCATTATCCTCCCGATGGGGGATTATCAATATGCGTATAGTGTTATCGAGGAGGCAAGGGATATGGCTAGCGCTGCAGATTGTGGCGAAATGCAGGAGCAGGAATCGTGAGCGGAACGCATATCTATTGGTACGCACTGGGTGACGGATCATGGGGAGGATGCGCAAACGATGATCTTGTCACCGTCGATTGCGACGAACTATCGCCGATTGAGCGCGCGATGATTGACCGCGCGATGGATACCGATAACGATGATCTTGTTCGGTTTGCCATTCTGCGCGCGTATGATCGGATTGAGAAGGAGAAAGCATCGTGAGCAGCTACGACAAAGAGTATTTGGTAGTCACGTTGGAGGTTCCGATTATGCCTGAGTGCGTAAACGCGATCCTTGACGAGGGCGGCTATTCACCGTGGTTCACGACGTTCTATTGCACGCCGCAAGACGGGGATCTAGAGTCGGCACGCATTGTGTGCTGGAACCCTGACGAGGAGGAGGGCGTGGAAATGACGGTGGTGGTGAGTGCGAGTGACATTGCTAACGCCATGAAGCGCATTGTCGGTGATCGTTCGCTATGCCCCAACGCTTCTGATGATCTGCGTAAAGCGATCATGGACGGGGACGCTAGTTACATTGACGCAGAGGTCGCAGATTGTGTGCTGCAAATGGCGTGCTACAAAGAAATCGTGTTCGGCTAAGGAGATTGGCATGATTGAAGAAACTTACATTGACTTGGAAAACCGGCTGGACTTTCTTCTCCCCGAGAAGCGCGGCTATGGCGCAGACATGCGTAAGCTATTGCTTTGTGCTGTTAGCACGAAGGATTGGGTGCTATCCGAAGCTATCGAGAACGTCGTTACCGAGCTGTTGCAACGCATGGAAGTAGCAGACCAAGAGTCGCGCGAGTTCGATGCTTGGGTGTCACGGTTAGAAGAAAAGGCGCGAGCATGAGTAGCGTCTCCGACATTGGGAACCGTTGCGTGGAGTGCGACCGGGACACTTCGTTCGGGTCTGGCCTGTTTGTCAATCGGATACCCGCAGGAACCGAAACATCGAACGGTTACTTGTGTCCCGATTGTCAGCTATTGGAGTGCGATAAGTGTGGTGACTTTGTGTTGGACTTCTCTGCTGCGCCTGACGGACACGGATTCTGGTGCGATGATTGCAATGGTGCGGCATGAGACAGCGCAACATTATGGTAAGCGTTCCTTACTACAACTACACGCCATTCCGTATCGTTGTTGGCTTTCGTCAAGCACCATTGCACGATCAGCACGCCACGCTAGCAGCGTTGTCGCCAGCTGACGCATTGGAAGCGGTGCGTGTTGCGTCTCCCGGTTGGGAATCACTCAGCATTTGTGACCAAGTTCCGGTGGGATTCTGGCGCGGCAATGCGCTGCGCACTGTTGCCACTGTTGTTGGCAATGCTGACCCGAATATTGTTCGGCATTGTATTTGGAATGACGTGCACGCTTAGCGGTGCCGTGATGCGGTGCGCGGCGCGGCTTGTATTTGCTGCGCCGCGTGCTTAGACTACCCGTGTTAGTCCAACTATTGGAGGTAATGAAATGCCGGAATATCCCTACACGTGGCGCGGAGCTGTAGCCGATGCGCACACGGCGGCGGCGGAAGCGTTCGCCTACGCTGTCAAGCAGGGCGACGACCTAGACAGTGGCGCGGAGCATGACGTGGCGCACGAATGGGCGGACGGTAGCGAATGGGTTGTCTATACGTACCGCGCACGGTGCCTATGGTTCGATAGCGCCGAGGTGCAGGATGCGGAAGGCCACGTGTTCGATTGTGGCGTCGACGCGAGCTCGGACATTGACCAGCGGATAACGTTGTGCGTATTTTTTGCGTTGGCCGATGCGTTCGCGGAGAAGTGGCGCGAACTTGCCGAGGCGCACGCAGACGCGCAGGAGGTGACGGCATGACGTCGCAAGCGTTCACCGATTGGCTCGCCGTCATCGTCGTTACCGATGACCCCGCAAATGGCGGCGCGGGAATCCTCGCGCTAGGCGATTGCCGCAAGTGCGAAGGCTTCGGCATCGTTGAGCATGTCGGCACGCGCAACGGATCGCCACGCCTAGAGTCTTGCGAGAAGTGCGACGGCACTGGGAGCGTGAAGGCATGACCCGCGCCGAATGCCTGCGCCTGCTACAGCCGGGAACAATCGTTACTATGACGGCGCACGATTGGTATCCGAATGGCTACCCGGTTGGCGTTCCCCGCGTGGTGATTAGGCGGCGGACGCGCGACGTACAGCTACAAGGTACGCGACCGGATGGAACGGTGTCCGAATCGTGGATGACAATCGCAACGGCGCAAGACTTCCGCGACAATGGGGACGCGACGTTTAGCGTGCGGCTAGATCCGGACGGTTCTGCGTGGATGACGTACCGCCTCGAGGTTCACGAGGTGGCGGCGGCATGATGCGCGACAATATCACCGGCCAAACGTCCGCACCTGACACGCACTATCGCGACCACGCAGGCGGCGTATCGTCGGAGATTGTCTACCCGTCCGGCGCTATCCGATGCTACGGCACCGATGCGGACGGTTATCTAGTAACTATGCAATACATGGGCTACACGCGCCGCGAAGCCGTCGCAATGTTTCGCGACGACATGGCCGAATATTGGGAACGTGTCGCGGCCAGCTGAGCCGTGTTGCCACTGTTGCAAACATAGAAACACTAGCCGCACACGCGCCCCGTGCGCACGGGGCACGCACGACGCAACACACGCGCCGCCACCACGCCGCCGGGCTTGCAGATCACCGCCCGGCGGCATTACCATGCGCCTACGGCGCATCCGCCGCACCCCACGCCTGAGGAGGCAACCGCATGACTGAGTACACGACCACGCGCGACGACTACACGACCACACGCAACGCTGACGGTATTTGGGTGTTATCCGTCCGATCCATTGACGACCCCGCCGCATACGTCCACGTGTCCAATCACACGACGGAAGCCGAGGCGCTGGAAGCGGTCGCCGACGCAATCGCCGAGGAGAAGCGCATCGCCCTTTCCAATCTCGCCACAGCACGCCAACGGCAGGAGAACACGCAACGCCACCTCGACGCGCTCCGCGCACTTGTGGAAGGCCTGCCGTGGCACGACATCAACACCGGCGATTTCTCCCCACAACAGGGGTGTGGAGACGTCGCAGCGTTCCGCGACGCCGCCGCCGCCCTCGGCTGCGACGAAAACACGCTCAACGCCGGCGCAGAACGTGATTACGTCATCACCGCCGAAGTGACGCTATGCACGACTTTCATCGTCACCGCAACTAGCGAAGAAGCCGCCCACGATCTCGCCGAATACGCGCTGGAAGGGTGCCGATGGGACGACGACGGCACGCTAGACGGAATCGACATCCATCAGACCTACGAGACGGTCACGAACGTCGAGGCCTCGGCGTGCTAGGTATCAACGCATGGCTATGGCTAGCATTCCTAGCCTTCACCGCCGCGCTACTCATCGCGCTAGCGCGTAGCCCCCTCCCCCTCACCACCTAGCACCACCACACCACCTAGCCCCGTCGCGCTACCACAGGCGGCGGGGCTTACTCATGCCCACACCCACACGGCAAGCACGGTTGCCGGTCGGGGGTAGCGTGTCGCGCGTGTGGGGTGTGGTGTCGTGTGTCGTGTGGCGTGCGGTGGCGGTGTGACCAGGTGGCGGCGCAGCTAGTCGCCGAATAGCTCGCATTTTTGTGCATCCATGCCCCCCGCCCGATCCACGCGCACCCGAACAACGATCCGACCACCCGCACACGCACCGTCACCCAACCCCCCCGCGCCGCCGCAACGCATCCCAGGCGTAGGTCGTGTTTTCTTCTGGGTATATTTTCTTAAAGGGTTTGTTGATTTGATTATTTCAGTTCATCAGACCTGGTGTGGTTGTTGCGCGTGGTTTTTGCTCCCCCCCTTTCCCCCCCTCATTGGGGTTCACACTTGGTGTGTGGGGTTGGTGCAGCTTGTCTGTTCGCTGCTGGCAGCAATGTTATGTGGGTGAGGGTTGGCATTGCTGCGCCAATGCCCCTCTGACGGGCAATATCTCCGATAGCGAGTCGGATCGCTTGGTATCTTATCAGGTGTGGAGTATGACGAGTGGTCTACGTGGGTGTTTCGTTGTTGGTTTGCGAGTGGTGAGCGTGGCAGGCTAGTTGTTCATGCGGCGTGCGAGTATGATGCTTGGGTGTCGTTTAGTGTGTTGAGTGGGATACAAGTAAGTTTTGATGGATTGGAGCGTTGGTGACGAAGCGTGCGGATTTGAAGGAAGCTCGTGATGATAGGGCCGCGTTGGAAGATACGTATGGTCTTGTGTCGGATGATTTTCTTGTGAAGAATTATTTGCCAAGTCGTACTATTGGCGAGTTGTCTGATGAGCAGATGGATGAGGCTGTTGAGATGGCGCGCCTTGGGGCTTTTGAGAAGGCAATTGCGCGTGTGCTTGGCGTTAATGAGGGCGTGTTTATGTCTGCTTTGAAGAAGGGCAAGGATGCTAAGACTGGTCATGGTGGTACGAGTCTTAAGCGGATCGAGTTTGCTGAGCGGTTTTATGCTGCGCGTAAGGAGCATATGAAGAAGAGTTTGCGTGTGATTAGTGAGGCTGCTGATGAGGGTGATTGGAAGCCTGCGGCGTGGCAGTTGGAGCGCTCTTTCGGGTTTGTGAAGAATGAGACGGTTGAGGTTGAGGCTGGGCCTCAGATTATGTCGCTTATGCAGTTGGCGCAGATCCCTATGGAGCAGGCCCAGGAGGCGCTTCAGATTGAGGGCGAAGTGGTTGTAGAACAAAATGAGTGAGGAAACTCTTAGTGTAGAAACTGCTCGTCTTCGAGCGAAGATGGCTGACCCGGTGTGGAAAGCTAAGAATCTTTTTGGTTTTGATCCTTGGAGTAAGCAGCAGGAAATTCTAAAAGCGCTTCGGAAGCATAAGCGTGTCGCGGTTCGCTCTTGTCACGGCGTTGGCAAGACGGCGGTTGCTGCTACTGCTGTTCTCGATTTTATGACGGAAGGGCCGTGCCGCGTTATCACCACTGCTCCTACTTGGTCGCAGGTTGAACAATTGTTGTGGCGCGAAATTAGCGTCCGGCATTCTAAGATTCCAGGCGGCAAAGATGCTTTTGGCAAGATGTTCAAGTCTTCGCTGGAGGTCAGGTCGGATTGGTTTGCAATGGGCCTTTCGACGGATAAGCCAGAGCGTTTTCAGGGTCATCACGCTCCACGAATGATGCTAGTTGTGGACGAGGCGTCTGGTATTGACGAAGCTATCTACGAAGCATCCGAAGGTTTCCTTACTGCTGACGAGGCGCGTGTCCTTCTGATTGGAAACCCGACCAGGCCAGCCGGAACGTTCTATAAAGCATTCCAAAAAGATTCTGGTTGGTACCCGGTTCATATGAGCGCGTTTGATGCGCCGTGCTTTACAGGCGAAAAAGTATCTAAAGAGGCTGAGCGTGCTCTTATTACACAAGAATGGGTGCAAGACGCGAAGCAGCAGTGGGGCGAGGACTCTGCGGCTTATAAGATTCGCGTATTGGGCGAGTTTTCAGAAACAACGGGCCGCCAATACTTCCAATTTCTAGATAAAATCGCGCCCGTAGACGCTAAGAAGCGTGGTTTTGTGCGGGGAATGCCGGTTCCTGGTGGCAGAGTAGAGTTTTATGACGACCACAAGGGCGGAATGCGCATGTGGGAGCTGCCAAAAACAGGCGTTGGGTACCTTATCTTTGCTGATGTTGCTGGATCAGTGTCATTTGACGAGTATGAGCGTCGAGAATCCCGCATTGGCGTTGGCGCAGGGTCGGATTATTCTGTAGCAGAAGTTCTACGCCAAGATAATGGCGAACAAGTGGCCGAAATTCGTTATCGCGCTGATGTTGACGAGTTTGCCGACGACCTGGCGCGCCTGGGACGCTTGTATAACGATGCAATCATCGCGGTAGAGCGCAACGGGCCGGGGACGGCGGTACTTACCCAGCTAAAAAACACTATGGGGTATCCGCGTATCTGGCGACCACGCAATCCCATCGGCGTAAAGACGCATCTCGACCAAACGCTTGGTTGGAACACGACTAGTGCGACTCGGCCCATAATGCTGAGCGCGCTTCAAGCCGCTATTCGTGATGAGCCGCATCGCATTAAGAGCGAAGCGCTTATTGATGAGATCCGTACGTTTGTGTTTCGGGATCGGAATGGCAGAGAGCCGCGGCCAGAGGCGGACGAAGGTTGCCATGACGATCTTGTGATGGCTATGGGTGGTGCGCAAGCTGTGTGGCAGCAAGAATGCACGACGCCTATCCGTCTTGCTGAGCGTCCAAAGCCAAAAGTTGAGCAGCCGCTTCAGAAGCGCGCGCCACGATTTGTGGTTGGTCGCGGCTAGGAGAATCCGCGAGTGAGCGGGATGGGTTGGTGTCTCCTAGCCGCCCCAGCACCGTAGCATGTATTCTTTTCGCATGAGTAGTAATGGTTTTGTTCCTCCTAGTGGCGCTCGCGCTGCTGCGCGTCGAGGTTTGGATCTTGTCGGCAAGGGCAAGGCTGGTGGAGGGTTTGAGTCTGCTACTGCTGCTCGCGCGCGGAAGATCGCAGCTGGTGCGCCGTTGACTCGTGATCATGTGATGCGTATGCACTCATTTTTCAGCAGGCACGCGGTTGATCGTAAGCCTGGGTGGGGTACGCCAGGTAAGGAGACTCCGGGGTATGTTGCGCATCAGGCGTGGGGTGGCGATGCTGGCGCGTCTTGGGCTTCTAGTCTTGCTAAGCGCCTTCGGGAATCCGACAAGTAGGATATAGTTCTAGCGTGAAGAAGAACACTGAGTACGCCAAGCTTGTTAATTCGCTCCGCGCAAAGGGCGCTGAAGATCCGCGCGCGCTTGCCGCAAGCATTGGTCGCAAGAAGCTTGGTAAGGCGGAGTTCCAGCGTCGCGCTGCTGCCGGTCGAGCCGCAACGGGTAACTAATGTATAGTTCCGGTATGAACGAAAAGAAAATCAAAGGCGTTGTCATGGGGCCGGATCGACAATACGGAACCGGAACAATGGGCAAGCAGCCAATTGCTGTAGTCGGGTCTGATAATAAAAAGGCCTATGGTCGCCTTGCCCTTAAACTCAAGTCTAAGGCTATGGAAAAGAAATAGTTCTGATGCACCCGCTTGACCGCATCAAGAAAAAGAACGCTCCGACCGTCAGCATCGCGCTCATGCGCATGAAGCCCATGTCGCGCAAAGAAGCAATGAACGATGCCATGTCCGAAAATGGCTCTGAATACGACACGACCGAAGACAATGCGTCTGAAGAAGAAATGGGCAAAGAAGACACGATGGAAGACAAGGCCGAATACGGCTCCGAGCATTGCCCCAAGTGTGCCGAGTATCAGATGCTCATCGGCGAAGCACTCGCCATGTACATGAAGAACAAGGACGCTAAGGAAACGCCAGACTCCGAGATGGAGTAGGTGCTACACTAATTCTTATGAGCGTACCTCCAAACATGATGGGCGCAGGCCCGATGATTCCGCCGCCCCCGATGGGCGCACCAATGGGAGCGCCTATGGGCGCGCCGATGGCACCAGGAGCGCCGGTTCCCCCGGCCGTTGCTGCTCTTCCGGGTATGGCTGAGCTGGCTCAGGCGCAGACGATGCAGATGGCGGATCATCAGCGCCAGATGCAGATGATGCAGGAAGAGATGCAGAAGCAGATCATGATGCTTATCTCGTCGCTTCCTACGCCGAATCCGGCTGGTGAGGCTGCTGTTTCTACGCCGATGACTCCGATGATGAGTGGTGCTGGTGCTGGCATGGGTGGTTCTGCCGCTCCGATGGGTGACGCTGACATGGGAACCCCAACGGGTGCCTACTAGTTCTACTGGTAGACTCTAAGAATGCCTTACGTTGTTCCAACAACCGTTGTAGCAGCCGCACGAGGGTTTGCAACAGACTATAACGTTATCGTTAACGATGTTATTGACCACGAGACACGCATCGTTGCCGTCGAAACGCTCAGCAACTCTGTCCCCTACGCTAACCTTGCTTCTGACGTAAAGAACTTTACAATCAGCACGCCAACGTTCACAACGAACGTATACACGACAGTCCTAACAGACGCAGACAACAAGCTCCTTCTCCTCACAAACGGAGCAACCGCAGGATCGTTCACTATCCCGCTCAACGCAACTGTCCCGTTTGCCATTGGCTGCCAGCTAAACCTAGTTCAGACGGGCACTGGGCAGATCACTGTTAATCGAGCAACAAGTGGCGTAACTATCAATGGTTCAACAACTCTCAACTATTTGTTCGCTCAGCAATACGCAATGATTAGTCTTGTAAAGACCGCTGCTGACACTTGGGTGCTAACTGGCGACTTTATCTAATGCCATACGTTGCCCCGACAACCGTAACGCCAGGCGTACCTATTGCGTCTGCGCTTCATAACACTCTTGCAGCAGACATTATTGACCACGAATCGCGCATCGGAACAGCAACGACTACGCTGAATAGCTTGCCGTACGCAAAACTTGCGCCCAGTGCAAAGAATTATCAAGTTATTAGTGTTACTGGTGCGCGTTCTCTTGGAAGCTCTGATGCGGACAATACGGTTCTTGTTAGCGGAGCAAGCGATTGCTATTTTAATGTAAACAAAAACGTTTTTGTCTCTGGACAAACAGTTAATCTTTTTCGTGGAGGAACTGGGAAGTTTATTATAACTCCTAATGACGGCCCTTTAATTAACGGCTCAACTACCCCAAGTTTCTACATTTATGCGTATGGGTATGCGCAACTTATTTGCATTGGTAATGATTTTCTTCTTGTAGGTAATTATTCAAGGAGTTCTAATGGTTAGCCGAAGTTTTTCGCAACGAAGAAACATTAAAGAACTTCCCCAGTCTTTTATTCAATACTCTGCCAGTGCTGCAAACGATCAGTTTGGAGTATCTTGTGCTTTGTCAAACAATGGGGATACGGCAATTGTTGGACAATCTGGTGATATTACGTTTCAGGGAACAGCTGTTGTTTTTGTTCGCAGCGGTAAAACGTGGACAGAACAAGCTTTGCTTAGCCAATCTGGGGGATCGGGTGGCGACCGTTTTGGAACTTCTGTAGCGTTATCGAGCGATGGTAATACTGCTATTTGCGGAGTGCCGTATAGGGGGGCTACGGACACTGGCGCTGCTGTTGTATTTACTCGCAGTGGTGCCACGTGGACGCAGCAGGCTGTGTTGACGCATTCTACTGCTGTTGCACAAGATTTGTTGGGCTGGTCTGTTGCGTTGTCCAGTGACGGTAATACGGCTATTTGTGGAGCGCCAACAATGGGTGCTACCAATGGTAAGTCGGTAGTGTTTACGCGTAGTGGTGCGACTTGGACAGAACAAGCAACATTGACGTATTCGATTGGGGCGGCAGGCGATTTGTTTGGCTGGGCGGTTGATTTGTCGGATGATGGCAATACTGCTGCTATTGGAGCGCCATACGTTGATACTTCAAAGGGCACAAACGCTGGTCGCATTATTGTTTTTAAGCGTAGTGGCGTTACGTGGACACAGTTTCAACAATTGGAGAATGTAAGTGCTAGTGGTGGAGTCGACTACTATTTTGGTAGCGCTCTTTCTATTTCTGGTAACGGCTTAGTGATTGCTGGAACACAGTTGCGCACTAGCGGTTCTAGATTGGCAGAAATTTTCTCCATTCGAGATGGTCTTACAACTTATGTTACAGAAAGTGCTATTAGTGTCTCTGAGCAAACGTCGGTTGCTTTAAATACTGTTGGTGATTTTGTAATTTTTGGGGCCAAAACCGCAGATACGCCATTAGGAGGAGTTGACGCTGGGCAATGTGTGGGTCTTTATCGTTGGAGCCCAGCTGGCTTTTGGCGTGGTTACAATAGTTTCTCTTCGCAAATAACACTAAGGCATTTGTCTGGCGCAACTGGAGACTTTCTTGGCGCGTCGGTTGCTTTGTCTGGCGATGGAATGGTTGCCATTGGTGGCGCTCCTGAAATTGGCTCTAGCGTTGGCGGAGCAGTTATCTTCTATACTCATTAAACACGAACTGGTACACTCACACCAATGCCATACACCCGACCATACGCCAGCGGTTTCGTAGACTATCCGCTCACCACCACACCAATCAATAGCACAGCGCTCAACACTATTGACGTTGGCGTAAAAACCGTTAGCGATACTGTAGATGCGTTTACTGCTGCGTGGACGGCGTATACTCCAGCGCTGACTAATACGACTGCGCCTATTACGGTTGCTCGATACGAGCAGATTGGTAAGACGGTTCATTTTTATGTTGTATTGACGTTGACTGGTGCGCAGGTAACGGGGCTTATTGGAATTGCGCTTCCTCCGGTTGCGATGCTTAGCACAAGTTCTGGAAACTTTGACGTAAAACTAATTGACTCGGGAGTTGTATACGCTGGCGTTGGCGTTGCTGGGGCAACTTCAAGGGTTGATTGTTACGCGCTTAACGCTGCCGGAACATACGCCGTAGTTGCTGCTACAACCAGTCTTATCCCATTTACGTGGGGAGCCGCAGACCAGATCATTGTAAGCGGAACGTACGAGTCCGTGTAATGATTGAGTCTACCGACCCGAAGAAACTCCTAGACCGATTCACAAAGTGCTGGAGCCAATCCTACGCTAAGCACACAATGAATTGCGAGTTCTATAAGAAGTGTGACGACGGATACAACGCCGTCATCAAGCCATCTAGTAGTGAGTGGCAATCTGACTTGCATCCGCCATACGCGCTCCAGATTATTGACATTATCGAATCAAACATTGTTGATGACCAGCCCGACATGCGCGTTGTCCCGGCACAGCCAGACGACAGCAGCGGCGCAGAGCTACTGACGCACATTATTCGCCAGCAGCGCTACAAGGATAACTTTGCCGAGAAGTACGCTTTGTTTGTTAAGCAGTCTCTTATTCGCGGAATTAGCGTGGCAAAGATTCCGTGGATGGAAGAATGGCGCAAAGTCCCTACGCCAAACTACAAGCCTGATCCACTTGGTCAGCGCAAGCCGTACCAGAATGTTCCGTATCGTCAGCAGCCCGGCTTTGTCAACGTAGACACTAATCACTTCTTGTGGGACGTTAACGCTACAAGCCTTGACGATGCTGAGTACGTGTTCTTTAGAACGTACGAATCTAAGCGTAGCCTTGAAGCTGCTGGCGTGTACGAGAACCTAGACAAGATCGAAGTACAGACAACTAATATTGGGCTTGACGAGAAAGAGCGTCGCGGCCGGGTCGAAGTTATTGAGTGGTGGTGGCGCGACGGAGCGTCGATGCGTCTCACGGTAATTGCCAACAAGTCTACGATTATTCGCGATTGCATTAGTCCGTTCTGGCATGGACAGTTTCCGTTTGTTGTTGCCAACGTCATGCCAACTCCGTTCTCGTTTCGCGGCAAGAGCATTGTTGAGATCATTAGTGACCTTCAGATTGCTCTTTGGGAGCTTCAGAACCAGCGCATTGACAACTCGAAGTTCATGGCTAACGCAGCTATGTTTGTCGACCCGAACACGGATCAGCAGGACATCCGCCTTTACCCAGGAGCTGTGATTCCGCTTCGCCCCGACCAGGTGCAGGCGTGGGTGCCGAACATTAGTATTCTCCAGCCGAGCGTGCAGGCTGAGGAGATGCTAAAGGGTGATCTTCAGAACATTACTGGTGCTGTGGGTTACTTGTCTGGCGCTTCTGGCACGGAGATTGACCAGACCACCGCTACAGGCATTAGCGTTATTAGCAATATGGCTGCTAAGCGCATTATTCGCATGAAGCAGCAGGTCATGTTTGCTATGCGGCGCGCTGGTGAACAGCAGATTGCTCTTAATCAGCAGCTTCTTCCTGGCCCGATTGCTGTTCGTATTGATCGTGACGCTGCGGAGGATTGGAAGGTTGTTAGTCCGACCGATATTCAGGGCCAGTATGATTATAAGGTCGAGGATGCGAACGAGTCGCTTATGCGGCAGGAGCGCCGGGCAGAGTCGCTTGCGTTTGCTAACTGGTTTGGTCAGAATTACGCTTTGCTCGTCCAGTCCGGGGTGCAGCCGAATATGCGGCGTGTAGCTGAGGACGTTATTCAGGCATTCGATGAAGACCCGAGAGAGTATTTGGGTAATGATGTTTCTTCGCCGGACGGCACACAAGTGCAGAACCCGCTCTTGGTCGGAGGGCCGGGTCAGTCACAGCCGGGGGCGACAACCCCGCTTGGCGGTGCTACTAGTTCGGGTGCGGCCCCTGGGCTTCCTCCTGAACTTGCTGCGCTTTTTGGGGCCGCCCCCGGCGTTAACCCTTCTCAACCATAGTTAACCGACCAATCCGACCTTCCGACCGGAGGAACAATGAGCAGTAACGAGACAACGACAGAAACCGATCCGATTGCCGACGCAATCCTTCATGGTGGGAATGTCCCGCCAGCTCCAGAGGTAGATTCTGGTGCGGACACTGGTGAGGATTCTGGTGCGGATGTTGCCGTGGAAGAAGAACTGTTGCTTGGTAAGTTTAAAACGTCTGAAGACATGGCGGCTGCGTATCAGAATCTTGAGCGCGAGTTTACGCAGGCGCGTCAGCGCGCTATTGACCTTGAGTCGCTTCTTGACGACGAGCCGGACGAGGTTGCTCCGGCGTGGAACTCTGCGTTTACTGGTGCTAACCCGCAGAACGAGGCCGAGCTTGTTAGTTGGGCTGAAAGCAACCCTGGTGCCGCTGCGCAGTGGGCTATTTCTAATGGTGAGCGCGTTGGGCAGGAAACTGTTACGGCTTTGTGGGAGCATTGGTTTGAAGTTAAGCCGACTGAGGCTATGGCGTGGTACACGACGCAACAGACGCAGACGATTGCTTCGCAGTATGAGGAGCGCATTGCAGAGTTGCAGGAACAGATTGCTCCGTTGCGAGATCAGCAGACGCAGGCTCTTTTTGAGTCTAGCCTTGACGCGCTAGAGGGTCAGATTCCTGATCTTGCTGATTATAGTGAGAAGATTCAGGCGTATATTGACAATATTCCTACCGATCAGCTTCATTTGGCGTTTTTCCCGCAGGGGATGGACACGCCGGAGAAGATTCAGGAGGGCGTTAAGAGCTTGTACGCGATTGTTCGTATGCGCGAAGCTCCGACGCAGCAGCAGCAGCAAGGTAGCGTTAATCAGAATGCGTTTACGCAGTCTCGTCAGGGCATTACCGATAATGGGCCTGTGGATTACGATGCTAAGATCAATGCTGCTATCCTTCAGGGGTAGAACGCCGACCAGTACGACAATCGTGGCCCAACCCGACCGTTGGACAACCGCAAACCATCATCCATCATCTAGTTAGAAAGGTTAGGTTACAATTTAATGCCTACCATGCTTACTGGGGTAGTTGACGACGCGGATATTCTGTCCAATCAGCGCGTCGTTGATATGTCCCCCACCATTGCGCAGCTTGAGCCCGATGAGGCTCCGCTGACGACGATGCTTCAGAAGACGAGCAAGCGCGCAGCTTTCTCGCAGAAGGTCGAGTGGCTGTCGGACGAACTCGTTCCGCGTCTCACGACTCTCAGTGCTTCCGCGACTTCCTCGGCTACGGCCCTGTCGGTTGCTACTGGTACTGGCACGTACTTCCGCCCCGGCGACGTTGTTCGTATTGCGTCTACGGGTGAGAACTGTGCTGTTAGCGCCGTGTCTGCTGACACGGTGTATCTCGTTGGTCGCGCTCTTGGTCAGTCGGCTGTTTCGCCGCTGCCTAGTGCGATTACGAGCGTTTCGGCTGCGAGCGGCGTTGATCTGATTAAGGTTGGCAATGCTGCTGCTGAAGGCGCGACTCTTGGCACGCTTATTCAGACCAAGAAGGTTGCTAACTTCAACTACGCGCAGATTCAGCGTGACCCGTGGGGCTTTACGAACACGCTGGTTGCGTCGAAGCTGTACGGCGGCCCGGAGCCTGCTAACGAGGCCAAGAAGAAGCTGATCGAGCATAAGCGCCAGATGGAGAACACTCTTTTCTGGGGCGTGCGCGATCTGGTTACGACTGGTTCGGCTCCGATTGGTTACGTCGGCGGCCTGTATCAGTACATCCAGTCCAACCTGACGGCTAGCGTCGGCACCCTTACGGAGAGCGTTTTTGAGACGTTCCTTCGCAAGGCGTTTCGTTACGGTTCGCAGAACAAGGTTATGTTCTGCTCGCCGCTCGTCGCGTCGGCACTGTCGAGCTTCCCGCAGGGTAAGCTTGCTCCGCCGTCGCCGTCGATTGACACGTACGGCGTGTCGCTGAGCAAGTACCAGTCCGCTTCGGGCGCAATGGTTGACATTGCCATCAAGCGTGATTGGTACGACTTCGCGGCTGCCGGGAATCAGTACGGCGGCATTGGCGTCGTCGTGGACATGGACGATATTACGATGCGTCCTCTCCGCGATACGGTGCTAAAGCCGGATCGTCAGGCGAACGATGAGGACTCCATTAAGCAGGAGTACCTTACCGAGTGGTCGCTTGAGATCGGCCTTGAGAAGAAGCACGCTATCATCTCTGGCATCACAGGCTACTAAGCCAACAAGTCTGGGAGAGCCGCTAATAGTGGCGGCTCTCCCAGCGCGACTTTCCTACCGACCGGGAGAAACAAATGCGTTTCGTTAGTAAAAGTTCTAATTTTACGTTTATCGCTCAGCCTGACAAGGTTCAGATGGTGCTTGGGCCTGGTGGCGTGATGATTCCGCAGACTGTTCAGCCTGCAATTGTCTGCGATTTTGTGCATGGCATGTGCCGCCCCGACGAGGCGATGATGGCTGCTGAGCGGTGGCTTGGCCTTGGCGTTCGACGCGATGGTAGTCCGGCTGCGTTTGGTGCTGGCCCGACTGTGTCAAGTGGCGTTGTCAATGGCGTTGCGCATGATGGTTGGAATCCGATGCTTAAGTTCAGTGTCTTTGACACGGAAAGCATCCCTGACGAGGCTTCTCGCAAGATTGCTGAGGAGCGCCTTCTCACTGATTCTGCTAACGGAAACTACTATATCCTTGTTAGTGATAAGAAGCTTGATCCGCCGTGGCCGACGTACGAGGACATGAAGGGCGTTAAGGGCGCTCCGGTGTCTAAGCAGGTTACGGAGATGATTCGTAACGGTGGCTTTGACCTTGATTACGTTTCTGCGTACGAGGCTGCTCGTGAGAATCCGCGCCAGGATGTTATTGACGCTATTGAGGTTCTTCGTGCTGAGCTTATTGCTGAGGCGAATGATGATGCTTCGCTTCGTCGTGAGATTCCAGCCTAGTAGTGCATAACGATATTGCGGCTCATAAGGCGAATGTTCTTCGTCATGTGACTGTTGTGATGCCGTGGGGTGGCGAGAAAGAGCATTTGTTGAAAGATGCTATTCGCTCGCTGCCTCGCGGCATTCGTGTTGTTATTGCCAAGAATGCGGGTAAGCATGAGATGGCTGCTGCGTTTAATGAGGCTATAAAAAATGTGCGCACAAAGTACACGTTTATTATGGGCGCTGATGATGTGATTGATTCTAAGACGCTTTGGCGTTTGTGGGAGGCGGCTATTGGTGCGGACGGGGCGTATCCGTGGATGCTTGTTTTTGGTGAGAATCGTTACCGGATGCTTGCGGAAGCGTGGTGTCCTCGCCGGTTGCAGGATGCGAATTTGTGTGGCGTGATGCTTGTTAAGACCGATGCTATTCGTAGTGTTGGTGGTTATCGTGATGTTCCGATTGAGGATTGGGATATGACGTATCGGTTGGGGCAGGCTGGCTATCGGCTGAATCCTGCTCCGCTTGCTCGTTACGGGTATCGTCAGCAGAGCGATGGGTTGCACCGGTCTACGATTCGCGAGGCTAATAGGCTTGGCATGGGCTGGGCAGACTTAGCGCCTTACGAGACGCGCGTAGAGGTACCTGCGGTGTTCTACGAGTGGAGGCTTGACGGAACGGGTTATGTTCGCTCCGAACTCGCCTCACGCACCACAGGGAGCGTTGTGCGCACGAGTATCGATCAGCGCGATCAGCACAAAGCGAAGTCTTGGGTGTTTCAGTATCCAAACTCCGATGCGCAAGCGTTTTGGGATAAAGCTAAAGAGCTAGGGAAGCGTCGCATTGTCGATGTTGACGATAATTATGTGTCGCCAGAGCTAGAACAAGTTGTGCGCGAGTTTCATCCAGAGAACGCTGATAGGTGGGCTGAGCGTCAAGAGTCTCATAAGCGAATGGTTCGCGAATCTGATGGAGTTATTTGTGCAACCCCGGCTCTTGCTGAGGTTTACGCAGAGTTTAACGACAACATTATTGTTTGCGAGAACACGGTTGATCCGTCTGATTGGAATTATTCTTCATCAAAGAAGAAAATAGTTGGCGTTGTCTTGTCTCAGAATCACCTTAGGGACATTCCGCTAGTGGAAGAAGCGTGTCGGGCAGCGTCGATGATTAAGGGTGTTGAGGTTCAGGTTGTTGGACTTGACCCCAATTGGGACTTTTCTTACACTAGCTTTAGCTTTACTCCTAGCGTTGCTTCGTATCGTCGCGTCTTGTCTAGGTGGAGCATTGGCTTGGCCCCTGTTATTGACAATGATGTTACTCGTTGTAAGAGCGACCTTAAGTGGTTGGAGTTTACGATGAGTAAGGCTGTGCTTGTTGCTAGCGACTCCGAAGCGTATAAGCGTGTGCCGGATGATTGCATTATGCGCGCTACAAACGCTGAAGAGTTTAAGGATCGAGTTGTTTCGTTGTTGCGTGACGAGTCTCGTCGTAAACAACTATTACGTGCTTCTACGTTTCACGTGAAACAAAATCGTCTTGTTGGCAATGAGTCGTTGCGGAACAGGTACAATACACTATTAGTATGAAAGTCATTGAGCATCAGGCGTGGCGTAGGCCCATTCTTGCGCACGCAGAAGAAACGTATGATCTTGTTGCCGGAGAGCCTAAGCGCGCCATTATGTGGTACATCCACGGCAAGTATCAAGAGGAAGACCAGAAGCGCCTTGCCCAGGGGCTTGCGTGTGGCGATTGTCTTAGCGTGTTTCCTGCCCGGCCAGCGATGGAGAATTTGCGGGATTGGCGACCAATTGCGCACGAGTGGAGCTACATTCGAACTCCTAGCGAAGTGCTTGCTCTTGTTGCCCAGGGGCGCTGTCCTACGTGTAGTAGCGAGGTGTCTCCGGAGATGCATAACCTTATGCATCGCGGCCTTGACCCGTTTCGACCGAAGGGGATGGATAGCTAGTGGCTACGTTTGCTCAGCTTAAAACGCGCGCAGAGAATCTTGCGCTTGCTTCTGACGATGACGAAGCGGGATTGTGCGTTAACGATGCGTTGACTGACATTGTTGTAACGTCGCAGCTAAAAATTACCGTTGCAGACGCTCCGCTTATTGGCGGGTTGTCCGTGTACGACTTGTCTGCTGATCTTGGTATTACCGACTTTGGCGCGCTCCAGTATCTAGAGTATCTCGCTCTTGGCGCAACGCAGTCTTACATTCTTGAGCCTATTGCCGCTGACGAGATCCTTGCGTTGACTGCGACTAACCCTATTGGCGCTGCTCGACAGTATGCGTTCTTGGGGCTAGATACGATTCGGTTGTGGCCTGTGCCGCAGGCAACTGGGGACATCCTGAAAGTGTATTACGCTCAGACTCCCACGGAGCTGACCACTGAAGGGCAGGTGCCTACGGATATTCCGTCGCAATGGCACTGGCTTATTACCATTGGCGCTGCTGCTCGCCTGGCTGACGCGGTTGGCGAGGATCAAAACCTTAGCGCAGCTCTTGACGCAAAGTTCCAGCTTGGAATGGCTGCGTTCCAGAAGTTTATGACTCGTCGTTCGGGCCGCACCGCTCGTCGTATTCAGGCTGGTTACTTGCGTAATCCGCGCCGTCCATTCCACGATAATTCGACGTATTATTCTGCTGGCTCGCGCTAATGGCAGGAACCCTGAAATACGTTTCGCACGCCAACTTTGGGCTTGGCATGATTCAGGATTCGCCACGACACTTGCTTCCTGATGGTGCTGTGTGGGATGCGTCGAACATTGTAATTACTCGTTCGGGTTCGCTCGCTAAGCGTGGCGCGTCTACAAGCGCAATCCTGGCAAAGTCGAGCATTGTTCCTAAGAGCATTGGTGCGCAGAAGTCTGCTGCTGGTGATGGTTTGACGGAGCTTTACGCTTTGTCGTTTAACGGGTCTACTGGCGTTACGGTTAGTTCGCTTGATCTTGCTTCTACTCAGCAACCATTGTATTCGTTTAACTCGTCTTTGACGACTAATGCTTTTGGTGTGAATCCGGTTGTGTTTGGCGATTCGTGCGTGTTTAGCCTTGATGGGCCTAGCACTCTCGCGTTTTGTGGTGGGATGAGTATGCAGAACGCTGTAGAGTTTTCCGCAGCAAGCGTAAGCATTGCCATTACCGCCGGGTCTAATATTATTCCTGTTGGCGCAAGTATTGCTGCCCAGTGCGCTGTTGGTGGGTATGTCCACCTCAGCATTGTTGGCACAAGCGAGTACACCGGACGCATCACTGCAAAAGACGCAACAACAATTACCGTTGACCCGCCCCCTGTTTCTGCGTTTACCGCCACTAGCTTTGCTTTCTACCCAGTTCTTCCTATGGTCGGAACGCGCAACGGGCTTAGCGGTTCTAACGGGTCGTACCCTATTGCTGCTGGTTGTGTTGGCACGTTTTCTAGTGGCCGAGACACGCGCCTGTTGCTTGGCGATGTGACAATTCAGGTACAGGGTGGTACGGCTACTCGATATCCGAATCGAGTGATGTGGAGCGCGCGCGAAAAGACGGACGCGGCAACGCCAAACTGTGACGGTTTGATCCAGGCAACCAGGGGTGGTTGGCCTCAGCTTAACTATATTGACATTGAAGACATTGATCGAATCCTTGCCCTTGTTCCGATTGGTTCGGGCAACCTTCTGGTTGTTGGTGGTAATCAGTGCGTGATGCTGAGTGGTTCTTTGACGACGCAGATTGAAGCAAGCGCAACGAACCTGGCGAAGAATGATCTTAGTGTGACTATTCGCGCTTTCCCTCAGCGCGTTGGTTGCCTTAGCGCTAAGAGTGTGCAGTCTACGTCTAAGGGCGTGATGTTTGCGTCTCGTGATGGCGTGTACATTACGGATGGTTCAAAGCTTGTCAACACTATGGATGGTCGGATCAGTAATTTTTGGACTGAGAATAATGATCCTATTAATCCTATTATTTGGGATGCTTCGTTGTGGGACGGCCCCGATGTGTGGAGCGCTAGTACGGCCAATGATGCTGTAAACGGCTCGGCCAATATTAACGATAGTCATTATTTTATTAGCATGGCTAAGCAAGGCTTTTTTTGTGATTTGCGTTCTGGTTTTGCGTGGACAAGAGTCCCCGCATCACAGCTTCAGATTGGCGGCAGCGTTGTTGATCCGGAGCAGACAAGTAATCGAGTCTATGCTTTTCCGTCTAACTACACGACTAGTAGCGCCTCCAGCATGGATCGTGTTATGCGTCTTGATCCTGTTGTTGTTCCGTCTAGTGGCGTTGTTGATGCTGACGGGACAGAGTTTATTTCGTTTTTTGAAACGAGGGCTTATGTTGAGGGCGATCCGGCGCAGAAGCGTAGGTTCCGTCATCTTCTTGTAACGTTCCAGGCTGCGTTGACGTACGGTTTGTTTCCTTCTAATACGTTGTACCCAGCGCAGCCTCAGGTACCGTCTGGCTTGTCGGCTTTGGCCCTTGCTTCGTTGTATCCGTCGTCGCTTTACAATGCTGGGTTTACTGTGAATGCTTGGGAAGGTCTTGACCCTGATACTTCGTTGCCTTCTGTGTCTACCTCTAATACGACTAGTTCTAGTTCTACGAGTCAGACTGTTCGATACGATTCTCAGGTTATTTCTAATGCTATTTCGTATCGTGTGACGACTACGGGTACTCCTTCGAGTCTTGTGTTTTACGAGTTTACAAATGCGTTTAATCAGTTGCGTCCTGGGCGGGTGAATGCGTAGTGGCTAAGGATCTTGAGGCTCCTAAGCCGTTTGTGCCTAGTGTGTTTTCTGATGGCAATAAGCTTGATGCGGGGAATGTTGAGGAGATGCGCTTCGGGTTGGCTGGGTCGGGGCCGCTCGCTAAGGCTGTGCTTGATTCTAATGTTGTTGGGGCTAGGATACAATTAGGTCTTGGGGCTAGCGCAATTGCTGGGGTAATTAGTATGTATGGTGGCACTGTTCTTCCGGCTGGATACTTGTGGTGTGACGGTTCGCAGCAGCTTATTGCTGCGTATCCTGCTTTGTTTGCGGCTCTTGGTGTTAGTCGTTATGGAGTTGATACGGCTACTCAATTCTTTTTGCCAGATTTGCGCAGTCGTTTTACGCGCGGTTCTTCTGCTAGTGGTGCCGCTATTGTTCAAACAACTAACAATATTCATCAACACAACATTGACCATAACCATAATACAAACGGAGCAAATACATCAAGCACTGGCGACCATAACCACAACAATAATGGTGCTAATACGGGCGGCAACGACAACAATAACAGCTTTCGGTTTCCGGCTTCTGGTACCCTAATTACTGTTGCGAATGCTGGACATACGCATGGTGTTAATGGTGCGTCTACAAGTAGTACTGGTGGGCATAATCACAGCGTAAACGGAGCAAGCACAGTCGCCGCAACGCTTACTAGCGCAAACCAGGATTATGTTCCTGCATATGTTTCTGTAAATTACATTATTAAAACATGAAAACAATTACATTTATTCCCGTTAATCCTATGTGGGCAAATCGAATTGCGCCCCCAAAACCCGCTTCCCAATTTCTTCCCGATTGGTATAAGCAGCAAAAAGCATTAAGTGCAGAAAAAATGATTGTAGGGAGCAATGGTGTTCCTAACAGTACGATTAAAAAGTGTATGCCCGTTTTTGACGAGATGACAGCCGGGTACATTATTTCTCTTGCTTCTGATCTTTTGTTCACGCTTAACGAAGACGAAAACGGCGAGCGGTATCATCATGTTGATTGGAGCATTGCTGATTGTTCTAATTTTATTAGTACGCATTCCCCAGTGCAGGTTTCAAAAGTTCCAATTCCTTCTGGGTTTGCGAGGTGTCCGTTTAAGTTTAAAAACTTTTATCGCATCCAAACTCCTGCTGGCTATTCGTGCTTGTTTAAACATCCTTTCTGGTTAAATCCAGACGCTCCGTTTTTGTCTTTGTCTGGTATTGTTGATACCGACGCTCACCCAATTCCGGTTGAGTTCCCCTTTTTAGTTAAAGAATCTTTTGAGGGAATCATTGAAGCTGGCACGCCGATTATGCAAGTGATTCCTTTTAAGCGCCAGGAGTGGAGGCACGAAGTCGTTGGGGACAATAACGATGCTGGTCACGAGGAGTTTGCTAAGACAACCGTAAAGTGGACTAATAGGTATAAAGGCGCATTTAGGAGTCTTAAGTCGTGGAAGTAAACAACATTATTTTAACGCTTGCTTGTTTTGGGCGTGTCTATAATCACCTGTCGGCAAACGATGCTGTTGCGGTTGCGCGCAAAACTGTTGAAATTGCTGGCCCCGAGGCCGATGAGATTGATTTACTTAATGCTTGGGACGATGTTTGGGCTGTTAGCCTAAAGGCTGGTCTTATTTCCGAGGAAAACACAAGACCTATTCATCCCATTCAAGCTAAAAAGAATGCTCTCAAATGGGAAACTGACGAGCGTGTTAGGAAAACAATTATGGAGTTTGTCCCCGAAGATGATGGTATTAAGCGACCCGACCATTACGATGACTTGTCCCTAGCTGCCAGGCCCCCTAAGCCTAGAGATGCTAAAAAGCGTTGGGTTAAAAACAACAATCGCGTTACTTCATAGGTATACTAATACTGTGACTTCCACGCTCTACGCACCACAACGAGTTAACTACAAGCCAACAATGCCTGCCGGACTACCCGCAAGTATTGATCCGCGTAAGGTTTTGCTTGAGTCTTTGAAGAAGCTTGGTGATAAGAAGACGACTGCGATTATGAATGAGTCGCCTGCTTCTGTGATGGGTGCGTTGACGAATCCTAAGGATATTGGTAGTGGGATGAAGGGTAGTGTTCTTGGTGGCGTTGATATTCGTGCTCGGATGATGGGCGGCAATTAGTGGCGACTAAGCCTAAGATTGTTGCTACGCCTAGTCGTGGCAATTACACGGTAAAGGGGACCCCTAAGGGGGTTGTGATCCCTAAGGCTCCTACTGCCGGATCGGTTGTTCAGGGCAAACAGGGCGTTGATTTTGTGTATCGTCCTAGCGGACCTAAGGGGCCAGGTTATTATCGAAAGGAAAAGCCTACTCCTAGTATTACTACTTCTAAGCCGACGGTTGGTACGAATGCTGCTGGGTCTACTATTGCGACTCCGCCGACGACAAACGTTGCTGCGCCGCCGCCTGCTCCTCGTGCTGCGTTTAATTATGCTGACGCTTTTTATGCTGCGCCTGGGTATAGCGAAAGTTTGGCTGGCATTAATCAGCAGTTGGGAGGCATTGAGTCTAAGTATGGGTTTACTATTCGCCGAGACGTAAATCCTACTTCTCCGACTCGTGGTGGCGCGTACTATAAGCCGAAGGGTGCGCCTGAGGGGTCGGGGACTATTCTTGCAACGGTTAGTCCCGTTGATGGGTCGTATGTGTATAAGGATTCTGCGGGTAAGGTTTATTCTGCTGCTGATCTTGAGATTGATGTTGTCACTCTTAAGCCGGGCGATGTGGGTTATCTTGAGGGCGCGTACGGTAGTAATGCTGCTACGAGTGATCTTAATATGCGTAAGATGAGTGATGCTGCTGCGCAGAGTGGTGTTGGCGCTAGTGGTATTCGTGGCGCTATGGCTTCGCAGGAGGGTGCGGCGCGTGCTGCTCGCAATTTTAGTTTGACGGCGCAGGCTGGCGCTGATCTTGGTGCTACGACTGCTAAGTATGTTGATCTTTATCGGACTATTTTTGATTCTATTAAGGGTCAGGCTGAGGATTATAATTCTGCTCCCGTGCCTGCTCCCGAAGCGCCTGCGGCTGAGGCTCCAGCTCCGGCTGCGCCAGAGTATCTTGGGTATAACCAGGCTCCTCCGCCTCCCCCGGGTAGGCTTAGTGGTGGGCCGGGTGGTCAGTTTATGACGCTTATTGCTGATGTGACGCTTGAGCGGAATACGACTGATAAGGCGATCCGTGAGGGTCTTCGAGCGTTCTTGAAGAATCCTGCTTACCAGTTGACTGCTCAGCAGAAGGCGTACATTAATTCGCTGATTACTGGTCGGTATAAGGGTAATAAGAAGTATTAGGATGGTAGACTAGACTTATGCCTCAGCTCGATAGACCTCCTGTTGGTTCGCCTGGTCGCGATGCTTTTGCGAATACTGCTACTGGTGGTTCTGTTGCTGCTCCTTTTGTTTCGACTAAGGAACGCGAAAGGCGCGAACAGAAGCGTAAGCAGAATCTTGCAAACCAAAGAGCTAACAGGGCTGCCGCCGCCGCTAATACCGGTAGTGGCAGTGGCAGTGGTTCGGGTGGCGCTGGAGCCAGTAACGCGCCTGCGGCCACTGGCCTTACTGATGCTGAGAAAAAGGCTGCGCGAGATAAGAAGATTGCAGATCAGAAGGCTGCTAACGCTGCGGCCAAAGCGAACAAGTTTAACCCACTGCTTGGCCCGTACAAGTCTCCTGCGGAGCTACGCAAGGAAGCCGCTGATCTTGCTGCGCTTAGTGTCGCTACTGAAGATTCTCTAAGAAGTCAGCAGGCTTTGCAGGAGTCGGGCCTCACTGGTCTTAGTACGGCTCTTGGTAATCGTCTTGGTGGTTTGAATACTGAGTATCAGGCAACGCTTAGTGGTCTTGGCAATGCGTATGGTCAGACTGCTGCGAACACTGCTGCTGCTACGAATGAGCAGCTTATTGCTTCTGGTGCGCCGTCGAGTGTCGCTCCTGTTGGTGCTAATCCGGCGCTTGGTAATACGATTGCGTTGCTTGGTGCTGTTCCTTCGCAGTATGCTACGACTGCTGCTGCTACTGGTACGCAGCTTATTGGTAGTTCTCGTGCTGCGTTGCAGAAGTCGCTTACGGATCGTGCTAATACTGTTAGTGCTAATACGGCTAAGTATCTTCAGGCGTTGCGGGAGACTGAGTACAACAAGGCTGTTGCGAATGTTACTGCTGAGCAGAATGCTGCTCGTCTTGGTGTTGATTCGCAGTATAAGGCTGGGATGCTTGGTGTTGCGCAGAGTAGGGCGGAGACGGCTGCGGAGGCTAATGCGATTAAGCGCGAGTCGAATGCGATTAAGTTGCAGATTGCTGCTGCTGGTGGCACTGGAGCTAAGGCTATTAAGGCTGCTCAGAAGGGGCTGCTTGGTTCGGCTGATACTTATGTTAAGGGCTTTACTTCGGCTAGTGGTGATAACACGTATAACGTTACGCTTAAGCCGAGGAATCCGACGGGTGACATTAAGGTTGTTCCTATTGTTGCGGCTAGCCCGGAAGAGGCCAGGACTAAGGCTGCTGGTTTGTATGGCACGGGCGGCGCTGGTGGCCCTGGGTCTGATGTTGCTGACGTTGTTCTTGATCGTGCCAACACTTCTACTATTGCGCCCACTGCGAAAGAAGTGATTGCGCGAACTATTGGTTTGCTTACTATTGCTGGTATGAGTCCTAAGGCTGCTCGAAGTTGGATTATTCAGAACATTATTCTGCCGTATGGCGTTAAGTAATTGTCTTGTTGTGTGAGTGCGTATACTGTGTGAATGGCTAAGCCTGAAGCTACTACTGCTGGTGGATTTGGTAGTTTCGGTTCTGTTGGTAAGCCGAAGGTAAAGCCCAAGCCGAAGGCTAAGCCGAAGGTTACTGCTGCTGGTGGCGTTGTTGCTTCTGGCGGTATTTCTAAGCCTGTTCTTGATTCTAGCTACAAGTTTGTTTTTGATCCGTCTGGCCGGGAGAGCGACGAGGTAAAAGCTCTTAAGGCTTTGTTTGCTGATCGTACGGGTGGGGATGATCTTCTTGCTCAGCCTGATCCGCAGGAGGCGTTGAAGTCTGCTGGTCTTATTAAGGGTGGTGGTGGCAGAGGGCTAGCTCGTGGTTCTAGTAGTGGTGTTTACGCTTCCGCCCAAGACGCGCTTGACGCGATTGGTGGTGGGATTACTTCTATTCTGAAGGGAACTAATCCCATTGACCAGAAGATTCAGCAGGGCGTTGACAAGTATCGAGAAGCAGTTGTTAAGAATAATCCTGAACTTGGCAAGCAGGATGGCGTAGTTGTTAATCCTGTCGGTCAGTGGGTTGACCGTGGCGGGGCTCTTGGAGCGTATCGTCGCGCTGTTGAGGATAAGAATCCTGAGCTTAAGGATCGGCCTGGCGGAGCGCCTATTACAAGCGTCCTTAACGCGTATAAGGAAGCTATTGTCAATAAGCGTCCTGAGCTTAAAGCCGATGCTGGTGGGCCAAGTCTTTCCGGGGTTCTCGATTGGTATAGGCAGCGTGTTATTGCTAACAATCCTGAGCTTAAGGGTGACGTTGGTGGGCCAACCGTGTCTCAGCTTCCGGCGCTTAGGCTTGGTATTGGCAGTATTGATCCTAAGGTTCGTAAAAATCTAGATGTTCGTGCTGATGTTGGCCCGTTTTCTCTTTATAACGTTAAGGGCGATACTCTTGGCGGGATTGCTACGGGAGAGAACCGTGTTATTGGTTTGGCTACTAGGGGTGGGGAGCTTCCTAAGCCTACTCGTGTTTCGGTTGATGAGGCCGCTCCGCTTATTGAGAACATTATTGATTACAACTTGAAGAATAATGTTGCTGAGGAGGATATTCAGAAGCAGCTTGTTCTTCTTGATGATGCGCAGAAGGGTACGCCTACTTCTGATTTGAAGTTTACTGCTGGGCTGCTTGATTTGGGGCCGTTGTCTAAGCCTGTGCGTAAGTACCTGGTTGATTTTGCTAGGTCGCAGGGTAGGGATATTGCTCTTCCTGATAAGTACACGGATGAAGAGCTTTTGCATATGGCGTTTACTCGCGCTAGTGGGGTTGCCGAGTTGCAGCAGAGCGCGGCGCGTCAGGTTGGCGAGTTGTCTGCTGTTATTCCTGGCATTGTTGCTATTGGTAAGACTATTGCTAGTGGCGATGAAGAGCAGATGGTTGGTTTGCTTAAGAGCGTTGCTGCTCCGTATCAGTATCTTGTTGATGATATTGGTCGGCGTGGTTGGAAGGAGGCTCTTACTTCGTTTGCGCAGGAGCGTCCTCTTGACGCGCTTCTTATTGTCAATGGGTTTGTTCGTATTGCTGGGCGTGGTGCTGGTGCTGCTGCTCGTACTGCGGGTGGTACGGGTACGTCGCTTCCTCAGTTGCTAATTAATGCGACTCCAGAGCCGGGCAGTCTTAGGGCTAGGTTTGGCAAATTTGCTGCTGTTAATCGTCCGATTAGTGTGAAGCTTCCTGAAGTTAAGGTTGGGGACACTAAGGTTTCTGAGGTTGATCGGTCTTTGGTTGTTGGGTATACGGGTAAGAATCTTGTTAGTACGGCTTTGAGTGAGTTGTTTTTTCGCACGGTGGGTAAGACTACTTCTAAGTCTGGTGGGTCTGTTGGTGGCGGCATTGCTCGTGTTGCTTCTGGGCGTACTAAGCGGGGTATGCGTCGTGCGCAGAATGTTGGTGATGAGGCTGCGGTTCGAGCAACAATTGCGTTGGATGATTTGTCTAAGGGGCTTTCGCGCGATCAGGTTTTGCGTCTTGCCTTGGAGCTTGTTCATGCGACTGAGAAGCCTGATGGTTCTAAGTTCTCGTTGGGTGAGATTGCGGATTATTGGGAAGGGCGCACTGCCCAGGCGCTTCAGGAGATTGCTGATGGGGCGGATAACCCTACTCAGATTAAGGCTAATGCTGCTAGGTATTCTAAGCAGGCACAGTTTTTTCGTGAGGCTGCTAACACTAAGCTTGACCAGTCGTTTATTGATCGTGCGCGTGAAGCTGTGCGTCCTCTTGGTGATGACAATGACACGATTGTTTCAATGTTGTTTGGGGCGTTTGATTCGGACACTAACCCGAGCGGGTTGCGCACTGTTCCCTCTAAGGTGGCAGAGCTGGAGGTTGGGCATAAGATTGACATTGGGCCGGAGGGCGAGGTTATCCCTGCGCGTGTTACCAATGTCGAGGTTCTTCCTGATGGGACTCGTCGTATTACTAGGCAGAACATTCTTGATCCCAGGGACGTTAGCTCGTTTGTTGATCTTGGCGCTCGGCCTGTTACGCGGTTGGAGCCTGGCGTTAATTCGGCTAAGTTTGTGCGACAGTTTATTTACTGGCAGGAAGAGCTGGCTGCTGCTGCCAAGACGGTTGCTGATGATCGTAATGCTGTGTTGCGTGCTGATGCGGAGGCCGTTAACACGCCGCGTATTCGTTTTAATAAGCTGAACGCGCAGAGGGAGGCGGCTGCTGGCCGTATCACCATTGTTCTTGACAAGATGCGCGCTGCCGAGTCTTCTGGGGCGTTGGGTAAGGTTCGTAAGTTTCGCAAGCAGTATGAGCGCCAAGTGTCAAAGCTTATTCTTGTCTTGCGGGATATGGAGCAGCAGGCCATTTTGATGGGCGATGAGGCGCTTGCTAGGAATATTCGTGCGGCTCGTACCAATGTTGTTAAGCAGCGTGGTGTTGGTGGTCGAGTGCCTTTGTCTTCTGATGCTGGTCTTGATCCTAAGCTTCTTATTCCTTCTGATGAGCTTGCTGCGCAGCAGGCTCGTGTTGCGGGTAGTGCTGAGCAGTTTACGTTTACTCCCTCTGCGTTGGGTGAGGTTCGTCAGGTTAGTGCGCGTGAGGCTCTTAACAGGGCCGCTGGTCTTGAGGGGCGCGCGGCTAGTTTGCAGGAGCGCATTGATGCCGCTGCTGCGCAGCGTGCTAATGCGCCTGTGTCTGCTGCTCAGGCCTCTCGTGCAGCGGCGGAGTTGCCTCAGGTTAGGGATCGTGTGGTTGCTGCTAGTGAGGCCGCTGTTCGTGCTGGTGACATTTCAGCAGAGTTTGGTGCGGCGCTTGACTCTATTATTAAGCGCTTCGACTTTCTCAATGGCGACACTATTTTTGCGAAGGATCGTGCGGGTAGAACGCGGAAGCTATTTGCTGCTGCTACTGCTACGGATAGGGCGTTTGTTCTTAAGACCCTTGGTGATTTGTTGCGTTTGGTTGAGGATCGAAAGAATGCTACTGATCCGGGCAATCCGCCAGCGTTGCTTTCTGCGGACGAGGTGGCGTTGCTTCGTTCTGCTGAAAGCGTTTTGGCAATTATGGAACAGCGTGCTGCTAGGTATTCTGCGTTTAGGCCGTTTGCTGCTCCTGTTGGGTTTGGTGGCCGTGGCGCTTCTGATGTTATTCCTGACATTACGGGGGCGCAGGCGGCTGCTCGTGCGCCTGGTGTTGCGGCTCTTGAGCGTGGAAGTGTGTTGCGCGAGCGCATTGCTGCTCGTCGTGCGGTTCCTAGCGTTAAGCAGCTTGCTGTTATGGCGCGTGAGAAGAAGCGTTTGTTGGCTGAAGCAGATAAGTCTCGTCGCGAGGCGCGTCGTATTATTGAGCGTGGTTCGCCGCTTGTCCGTACGGAAAGTATTACTGCCGCTCTCGACGCTACCACTGGCGAGATCGCTGTCAAGATAGATCTTGAAAAGCCTGTTTACTTTACGCCTAAGCAGATCCTTAATGAGAGCAAGGCGGAGTATATTGCTCGCGTTGAGCTGTATGGCAATGATCCTGTGTTGTGGGTTGGCACTAGGGCTGGTGTGTTTGGTGGGCAGAAGGCCAGGGTAAATGTTGCTTCTGCGTTGGATGTTTCTCCTACTGCTGGCATTCCTCCTAGTCGTCTTAAGCCTCTGACTGGCGCGGTAACGCAGTCTGGTAGTGAGGATATGCGTAATATTTGGCGCAACCTTATTGCGGATACGGGAACTATTCGAGGCGCGCTTGCTATGCAGCGAGAGATGCGGATGCTTATTGAGGGCGTTGCTATTCGTATCACTAATGTTACTGAGCGCGAAGCTGAAGCTATGAATCGAGTTGTTTCGGGCCAAGTTGATAACACTATTGATTTGTCTGAGGCAGAGCGCGTTGTTTGGGATTCGCGTGATTACGTTGCTATCAATCCGTTTGATAAGAATGTGCGTATCCGTCAGCAGGTTCAGACGGGTGTTGCCGCAACGGATGAAGCTGGTGATTTGTCGCTTGCTGATTTGTTTGCGCGCGAAGCTTCTGAAGCTGATCTTGTTCGTGCGGGTGGCGATTATCTTCTGATCCCTCGGTTCCTTTACGAGCAGATGAAGGACGAGTTAGCTTCGCTTGATTATCAGCTTGGCCCGAAGGGTCAGAAGCTTGACTCGTTTACTAAGCAGTGGCGTAACTTTACGCTAAACATTTTTCCGCGTACTGGTTTTGCAAACCTTGTTGGTTCTGCTGCGCTTGCTGCTATTGCTGGTGCTGGGCCTAAGTCTTTTTATCTTGCGTATCGGCATTTGAAGTATGGTGATGTTCCTGCTCCGGCTCAGTTGCGTCAGCGTTTTGGTGCGACGCTTACTAGCCAGGCAGAGTTTGCTAAAGCTAGGGATGCGCTTAACGCTTTGTATCCTGGCGCGGACAAGCCGCTAGGCGCGTTGGCGTGGTGGATGAATCACATGCGTCAGTTCAATGGCATTAGTGAAGACTTTGGTCGCCTGGCTGTGTGGTATTCGAAGGCGTATCCCGAAGCTTCTCGTCTTGCTGATGATTCTTTTGTTGCGCAGTGGGGCAAGATGCGTACTGTCAGTGAGGGCGCTAGTGATTTGCTTGAACGATTCGCTAACAATGATCCAGACTTTGCGGCTCAGGCGGCTAGGTTTACTGACCTAGCGTTTGAATGGGTTGGCGACCTTCATGCTGGCGGAGCTTTGAATGCAAACCTGCGCATCGCTATTCCTTTCCAGCAGTGGTATCGGCACATTCTGCGTTTGACGCTTGTCACAATGCCGCTTAAGTATCCGGGCAGAACATTGTTTCTTCATAAGGTTGCTGAGATTGGCAAGGATTATTTGCGCCAGCACGGCATCCTTCCCTCTTGGTTTGATGATCTTATCCCAATCTTTATTGAAGAGAAAATGGTTGATGGTGTTCCGCAAGAGTACGTCACTGCGTGGCGAACGTCTAACTTGAATGCGTTTAGTGCAGCAAGTGATCTTTTCGGTAGCAATGGTGAGATTCAATGGGCGGACTATGGCGCTAACACGTTGCTTCCAATCTGGGGTTCAACGGCTCAGCTTATTTTCTCTTTTCTAAGTGGCGAGTCTCAACAGTTTGGTTACAACAGTATTAACACTGACGTTAAAAACCAGTATGGCCAGGTCATTCCGTTCTTTTCCGCAGAAAGCGCTAACTATTCTCTCAACCAGATGATTCGTGGTTTGCCGATGAGTACCATTGCTGCGTCTACCGCAGCTCGCGCTCCAGAGAGCAACATCTTTTTTGGTGATGAGCGTAAGCCCATTCGTGGTGACGGATTTTCGTGGAGCGAGGATGCGCTTCCGCCTGATGCTCCTGGTCGAGACTTTCTTTCTGTTGGCAAGAATGCGTACAACGCTGCGTTTAATGGGCAAGAGTTTAATTACGCTAGTCCTGCCGCGCTGATGCTGCGATTGTTTATTGGTGGTGGTGCTGCCGTGGTGCTTGGTAAGGGAGCTGTTCGCGACAGTCAGATTTACGCTACTTACGCTAGGTTGGAATCAGAGTACAAGCGTAATGAGAAGATTGAGTGGCAGAAAAAGTGGGACGCTCAGCAAGCTTTTTTGGAAGCAATCAATGAGTAATAACAATACATCTATATGGTACTTACTTCCTAGCGTTAGTGCTAGTTTCTTAAGGCTTGATGATGGTGTTTGTTATCTTATGAACAATCATCAAACCATCATGCAAGTACAGCAGTATGGTTTTTTAGCCCCCCCCAACCCCCCCCACACTATATGAAGATTCCAAGCTTGTCAATCGGGGAAGACGAAGCTCTTAGGGCTAACCTTAAGATCCTTCAGAAGCAAACGCGCTTTAAAGTGCCGAACATTAATGTGCCCGTAGAGGTTGATTTGCCTGAGGTGAACGCTCCAACGGGGCAGGTTGGTAATTCGTCGGCTGCGTTGAATGCTTTTAAGGATGCGAACATTCCGATTCCTCCTACTTCTAAGATTGGGCAGAGCGTTGTTAGGGCCGCGCTTCAGATGCAAGGCATTCCTTATTCTTGGGGTGGTGGTGGCCCCGGTGGGCCGTCTAAGGGCATTGCTCAGGGCGCGAACACGGTTGGTTTTGATTGTTCGGGGTTGACTGAATATGCGTTTGCAAAGTTTGGAATCAATATTGGCAGCGTGACGTACGATCAGTTTAGGGCTGGCAAGCCTGTCCCTAAGAATGCTATGCGTCCTGGTGATCTTGTGTTCTTCAATCCTGGGCCTAACGGGCCGGGCCACGTAGGGATCTTTATTGGTAATGGCAAGTTTCTTCAAGCGCCACAGACAGGTGACGTTGTAAAAATTAGTGACTTGTCTAGTAGGTCTGATCTTGTAGGGGTGCGTCGTTACGGATGAGCGAAGATTCGGTTCAGGTTATTCTGCTTAGGCTTCAGCACATGGAACAAATGTTGGAGCAGATTCATGCCGAGGTTAAGCGGACAAATGGCCGCGTCACTAGCTTGGAAATGGAGAACGCTAAATATGATGGTGAACAGCGCGCGAAGCGTATGCAGACCGTGGTACTCACAACTGTCGTTAGCGGCGCGCTTCTGGCTACGGTGGTTTGGTTCGTCCAAGCCGCAATCTAAGTAGGAGTTCCTACACGCGCGTGGTATCCTTGTCGCGTAAGCAACAAGGAGGCACCATGCGTACCCTTACCCTGACAACGCCGCAGACGCGCGGCCCCGCTGTTGATCGCGCCCAGCGCATCCTCACCAATCGAGGATACTTCGTTGGCAAGATTGATGGCGTGTTCGGCGAGATCACCGGTCGAGCTTGTAGCGATGCTAAGTACGCGCTTGGCTACGCAACTAAGAACATTAAGCCGTCGTACGGGAATGATCTTGAAGCATTCTTGACCGGCAAGAAGAAGCCAACTCCGGCAATGCGTATCCGCGCTAATCAGCGCAAAAAGAAGACGAGCCTTGGTGAGATGGCTGTTCGCATTGCGCAGCAGTATGTTGGCGTGAAGGAGAATCCTCCTGGTTCAAACAAGGTCATGTTCTCTGAGTGGTATGGAATTGTCGGCGCTTGGTGCGCAATGTTTGTCACGTTCTGTTTTGTTGAGGCAGGCAGCAAAGCGTTTAAGCGCGGAGATCGTTGGGCGTACTGTCCGTTCCTTCTTGCCGATGCTCGCAACCCGAACATCAGTGGCGTGACTATCGTCCCTGAAGGCGAAGAGATGACGGGTGATATTGCGCTTTACGGTTTTGGTGGAACAGTCGCTAAGCACGTAGGCATTGTCGTCACACCGCCGCGCAATGGCATTTCGTTTATTGCGATTGAAGGCAACACTTCTGTTGGTGCGGACAGTGACGGCGGAGAAGTGATGGTGCGTCAGCGCCACACTAAGGACGTTATCGCTTTCGTCCGAGCCGTCCGTTAACTTCCGCCTAATTTCCCTTAAGGAGGAAATATGCGCGTTGCCCGAATCACCGAAACATTCAGTGCTGGCGAGACATTCCGTATCTGGCCAATCAGTGACACTCATCTCGGCGCTGCCGACGTAGACGAAGAAGCTCTGCGCGAACACGTAGAGATGATTCGTCAAGACAAGAACGCTCGCGTCATCTTCCTTGGTGACGTTGGTGATCTTATTGACTGGCGAGACAAACGATTCCAGGCTGGCATGTGGCCTGAGCGGTACATGGACGCGATGCACGCCGAGGGTGGCATTCCGTCTGAAACTGTCGCTCACGCGCTGGAGATCTTCTCGCCTATTCGTAAGCAGATTTGGTGCTGGTTGTCTGGTAATCACGAGTACACAATCCGTAGTCGCTTTGATCGAGAGATCGGTAGCGAAATTGCCGCTCAGCTTGGCGTTGAGTATCTAGGCTATGGTGGCTTCTTGCGTGTGCAGTGGAAGAACGCTGTTAGCAAGGCTGCTGGTGGCGAACACGTTACCGTCTTTGATCTTCATCATGGTTGGCAAGGAGGCCGGACTGCCGGTGCGAAAATCAACACTCTTGAGAAGCACTTGGGCGAGTCTGATGCTGATGTTGTATTGCGAGGACACTCGCACGATAGGGTTGCGCACATATTCCCTAGCCTTCGCATCATGCCTACGCAAGTCCGAGACTGGGAACGAGTCGTAGCGCACTGTGGTACGTACAAGCTTGGTCGTGTTGACACGAAGCGTGGCGAGGAGAACCATGATACGTGGGAGGCACGTAAGGGTTTTCGTCGGAAGACGCAGAACGTTACTGGGCCGCCGCTGATTGAGATGACGATGCTTCGGCATGATCGTCCATCTGATAAGAAGGGTAACTTGTCGGCGCGTGCTGGTGTGCAGTATCGTGTAATCCTATGAGGAAGGGGGTGAAGAATGAATCTGAATCCAAAAGTCAAAGCGAGCGCGCTGGCTGCTGCGGCGACCCTGGTGATTGTCTTTGTGCTGGGTCAGGCAGGAGTGAGTGTCCCTGCGGACGTAGCGGCAGCGGTGACGCTGATCCTCAGTGTCGCTGCCGGGTATCTGAAGGGCGCAAATGACTGGTCAGCACGTTGATCCGCTAGCGAGCATGGCTCGTGATGTTCGATGGGCGTTGGATGCGCTTCGCGCTGGCGAGGCTGAAACTGCGGAGCGCATCCTAGCTCGCTCGTTTGAAACGTACGTCCTGATCAGAGAGGGCGAACCAGAGCGACTTGCAAATCGTTCTCGCCGC